TTGACTTTGTGTAGTAGCTATCGCACCATTTGCTAGTGTTACAACACCACTTGTAGCTGATATAGTGTTTCCATCTATATTTATATTATCAACTTGTAGATCACCTGTTACAAGTACATTACCTGTTACATCTAACTCTTTACCTGATGATGCTGCACCACCAATACCTACTCCTGCTGTAGATAAAAACAAAATACTATTGTTACCCTCGCCATCAGTTATTTGCTGACCTGTAGAGGATAATACTGTATTAGCACTTGTTTTTAAAAGCCCTACATATGTTACCGATATTTGAGTATTAGTTAATGCTGCCATTTACAATTTTTTTTAAGTACACAATTAATTTTTGTACGTTTTTATTTTTTGGTTTACTTTTTCTTTTTTTCATAATACCCAACCATTAAATAAAGAATCTTTATCTGGATCAATATCATCATTTGTATTGCTTGTATATTCTGGAAATAGTGATTGATTAAAACTCATATAGTCAATAAATCTTCTTGTGTAATATTCTGCAATATTTCTTTCTTTAGCTATCAAAAAATCAACTTCGCTTTTTGACACAGTTTCTGCATTTTCGCTTGTGTGTTTAAATACACCGCCATTTTTTATTTGGTATGCTGCAAATGGCAAATAATCTACCATTGCAAAGTGTATTAGCATTGGTTGTATATATGTTGTAACAAGTGTTAAATAATTACCTGATAAACTTGCACCACCAACTCCTGCAATATCATTACTAATTTTATTATATAAATCAGTACCTAAATAATTCCTTATATGAATCTCTTGTGCAATTTTGATAAACTGAATAAATTTATCTGTATCTACATTGCCATCAAGTATAGAATTTTGTACTAATTGCTTTCTTGTAATAAATAATGCTGTCGCCATCTTTTAATTTTTTCTCCAATAATTATTTCTTGCAGAAGCTATTTGTGCCACCTCTGGTGCATTAACTTCAAATCTTGCATCTTTTTTCTTATTTTTTGGTAATGCACTTATTATTTTTCTTGCTCTTGCTACAGATATTTTTTTGTTATCTTTTTTAAGGTAAATTCTTCGCATCCAATAATGACTGCAATTCACGCCACCTTTATATAACCAAATGTTATAACCCTCGCCTTTTGCATCTGCAGGGCTAAAACCAACATTTGCTTTACTTGTTTTATCAAGATCTTCTTTACGATATACTTTATTAGCTGCCATCATCTTACGACAAAATTCTCTACTTTCTCCCTCTGTAGATCTACCAGCTGTGTACACATATCTAATTTTAAATACGCTTGTATCTTGACTGCTTTTTTTTCTTGCATCTCCTGTTATGACACTTGCAAATTCGAAATAATTATTAATTTCACTTTCATCTTCAAATGCAGGTTGCTCATCAATAAGTTGCCATTCTTCACCCATCTCTTCGCCTTTTTCTATAATTTGATCAGCTATAATAGACCCATCTTTACTATTTAAAGAAAAATGTTTTTTTAAATCTTCTTTTATACCTGTTTCTTCTTCTTTTGTTTCTTCATCATTTACATTTTCTAAGTCAGTAAATTCTAATGGTTGAAGTGTTTTAAAATATAAATTAAGACTGATATTATTATAACTTAATATCTTATCAAAGTGGTCAATTAAAAGTGTTTGAAATGGTCTTATTACAGTATTATCCATTAATATAGATGCTGTTTTTAATTCATCTGCATTGTTACCTAATCCTGTTTGATCTTTAATACCTAATAACATAGGACTTACAACTCTGTGTGAAACCATTATTTTTTTGGTACTTTCATCACTTAAAAACTGATATTGATTATGTGCATCACTTAATTGTACAGGGTCAATATTTGCTTGACTTTCTGCATTATCATTAAATGCTAGTATAAATTTTCCTGCATTACTTGACCCACTAAATTTTTGGTATATTCTTTGCTCGATAAGTTCTCTTTCTTCTTCGTTTGGTACACCATTATTAAAATTAATTAACATACTTGGTGCTAAACCATTCATTATGTTGTTTAAATGATAGTTACTAACTTCTTCTTCAAGTTCTGCATATTGTAACCCACCTTGGTAATCAACAGGGCTGTAATAAAAAAATCCTGCTCTGTATGGTTTAATATACATAATTTCTAAATTTTCTTTGCTCATACCAAAAGCTGGTATTTTCTTTAATTTAGTATTAGGTTTTACTTTTGTCCAATCATTCGCATAATAATACGCTTTTATTTCTCCATCCTCGCTTTTTTCTGCTCTTAATGTTTCAACGGGCATATGTTCTAATCTTGCAATCTTACTTCTGTCTTGTGAATAAATAACTTGCACTGCACACTGCCCCATTAATTTAAAATCATAACATAATTTTCTAACACAATCATTATGAAATAAAACACGCATTTGTGCATATTCATTTGGCTTACTTGATGAATCTGTAGCATCTAATCCTTTGCCATAAATCATTTCACTAATACCATTTATTATAGCATTATTTGTAGGGCTGCCATTATATCGATCTATTAAGTACTGAAAGTACATATTATCTTCGCCATATTGTATGTAATCTTTATTTTTTACTTCTGTAATTACAGGACTTGTATATGTACTTAAATTAACTATTCTTAAATCGCTCATATTATTATGTAATCGTTATCATTCATTGCTGCTTGACTATCAGTTGTATATTCACCACTATTAATATCGTAATAATTATTATTTGCTTGATTAATAGTTTGATTTGTAACAAAGATCTTATCTTTATACATAATGCCGCTACTATCATTAACCGATAGGGTATAAAATCTACCTTCTTTCAATATAGTATTATTATCTGAATCTACATAACCAGCACCTTGATTAGTTATACTTATATAGTTATTAAAAGCTGTACTTGTATTAATATTTGTGTATGTAAAACTTTCATTTGTGCTTTCATCTCTGACTACAATATTACTAACTGACCCAAATCTTCTTGGTATTAATTTAATTGATTGACCAGTTGCACTTGTCGTCATAATCTTCATACCTATATAACAAAGTAAATTAAAATATTTGTAAAAAAAAAGAGGGCATATAGCCCCCTTTACATTTATAAACCATAACTCATTTATGCATTCGGATCAATCGGTGAAGAAGCATCATCTGATGGTGCTGCTGCACAGAAGAAAGGTGGGTTAGTTTCTTGTGCAGTCAATACTAATGTAAATCCTGACAAGTCACCCATCGCTGCGCCTGTTACCATACTTCCCCCACTTACTTCGCAACCGTGTAATTTACCTAATAAAAAAGCATTACCGTTATAATCTTCTACTACAACTTGTGGTCTACCGTGAGCAAGTAATTTAATTTGCTCTTGTGTAGCTTTATCTAAAAATTGTAGTGTTAAATTAAGTGTACTTTCGTAAAAAGTTGTCCCATTTTCTCTTGATGAGTTTATGGCTGTTTCTAAAGATGAATTGCCTTTTAAATCATATCTAAAAAAATCAACAGAGCCATCAAGCGTTACAGAACCATCCCCTGCAATAGCTAAATCTCTTGTTGTATTGCTGTAGTTAGAAAAGAAAACATATCGTAATCCACCCACACCTGATTTACAAGCTAAACTTCTTCCGTTTGTTATATTACAAGCCATATTTTTAAATTTTTAAAAAAAGGCAGATGGATTAACACCCACCTTTTTAATTAAACACTATTACGAATATAGTACAATGTCAGAGCCAATACCGTGTTGTACTCCTGCACTACCTCTTAATACTACCCTTACATTTTGACTTCCGTCAATGTCAGCCATATCAATTAACTTAACCTCTTGCCAATCATTTAATAGACCAGTACCAAAAAATAAGTTTGATGACTCTGCTGCTACCATTTTATCATTTCCTAGACCCGGTGCAGTAAATAATGGAATACCTTGGAAGTTCATTTCTGTTTTTCCAACGTTGTATAGTTCTCTATAACCTAATGCTGCTTGTGCTTGAATATAAAATTTAGCTGCACTAGTTGGAATGTAGATCTTAACATCTTCTTTTCCATATACTCCTCCTGGTATTGCATCGACAACTTTACCTAACTCTGCAACAATATTTGATGCTGATAAAGTAGTTCCTGATACATCAACAACATCTGAATCTGCTGCTAATAAAGCTTGAAAGCCATTAAACTCGCCTGCATTTGCTGTTGCACCTTGCCATATATTTTGCTCTACCTTTTCTGCTACTTTAGCTGCAACTTGTGCAATCATAAAGTCTGAAAATCTTTTTGGTAAATTGTCATACTGACTGAATCCCATACTTTGAGCGTCCCAATCTTGTCTAAAATCTTTTTTACAAAGTTGTAGATTTACTTGGAACTCCTCTGGTTGGAGTATTCTTTCAGTTAAAGTTACATTTGAAGTTGGGTCAAAGTCACACGAAGCATCTTTTAAAATGCTGTTCATAGATAACTTTTTGATCACTTCTTTAAACTTAATATTGGGTTTTATTGTAACCCCTCCTTGTGATAATGTTACACCACTTAATAAAGCTGCTGCTATATACTCACCAGCAAATTCGCCTGCATAAGTAGTTGTTATCGAAGTTGTAGTCGCCATATCTTTTTATCTTTTTTATTTAGTTAATATTATAATTCGCCAACTGTAATTGAAGAAGCAGCGTTACCATTACCCTGTAGGTAATAGTTTGTGCCATCAGAATGTATTTCAACATAATCTCCAATACTTTCTGCATCATCTTCAAATGTCACTCTGTCTACTGCATCAGCTTCAACAATTGCTCCATTTACAATTACTCCACCATTCATAACATCTCTGTTATCTGCAGGTGTTTGTATTACAAAGTCTGTTGAAAATGCTGCTGCAACAACAAATTTTGCTTTCCATCCTGCTGTTGGTGCAGGTAATGTTACTGTATATCCAGTTCCAGATATTCTGAAAACTTTTCCAGAATCTGATAAATTTAATGAACCTGTTGCTGTTACTGTTTCGTAATCATCAAACATTCTCATTACATCGTCGCTTACGTGCGTTAATACTGCCATAATTATTTTAATTTTTATTTATTACTTATAGTTTCCATTACTCTGTCTAGAGTAGATTTTGTTCTTTCACCTGCGAACTTGAACTTAAACTCAGCTTTTTCTTCTTCTGGGCTGTGTTTGATCGGCTCTGTTGCTGGTGTTTTACTCATTTCTACTGCAATTTCAGTAGCTATCTGAGATGACATTTCTTCTTTTTCTTTGTCTTTATAATGTTTCATTTCTTCGATAGATTTTTTAAGGTCGTCCATTTCTTTACGAAATTCTTCCCTTGTAACATATCTCATTTCTTCTTTATCATCTTCCTTTTCATCTTCCTTTTTTTCTTCTTCTTTTTCATCTTCCATATAAGACTCATTCAATTCAGAAATTATGCCCTCCTCAGTTACTTCTAATCCTCTACCATCTTCAAGCTGATACTCTCCAATTGGTAATGGGATTTTTTGATCTTCTGACAAAATAAAAACTTCTTTGCCAGTTTCAAATGACTCTGCTTCTAAAACAGTACCATTTTCTAAATTTAATTTTTCTAGTTGTATATCTTCCATACCTAGTAAATTTTTAATTTGAGACAATAATTCTTGTGATTTCATACTTAATTAACAATAAGTATAAATTAATTTGCATTTAAGAAATTTTAACCTGTTGTACTACCTATACCTTGAGCCCTGAGTGAGCCATCGCAACATTCTATACGATAGGTTTCTTCGTCCCAACATAAACAAGCTCTTCGCCCACCTCTTGGACTAGCGTGTTTTCCATAAGAAAGATCTATATATTTGTTTCTGTAGTTTTTTTTTGCTTTATACATTACTAAGTACTTTTAGGGTGTTTTTTTGGTAGTAGGTCATTGTCTTGCTTGTAACCTTTATTTTGTGGTCTGCCATTTTTAACAAGATACATATATGCGTTAACTCTTGCGTGTGCCCATTGTGAAGCACTTCTGACTCTTGGACTGCTACTTGTATTGAATGCACCTAACCCTCTTTGAAAAACTGCTGATAGTTGACCAATTGTAACACCATAACCTAGTTTGTCTTTATATCTTTTGTTAAAGTTATCTACTTTTTTTTGTAATGCTGCACGATCTTTTGCTGTAACTTTAGCACCTGTTCTACCTTTAGCAGAACCTCTAGCTGTACCTTGCCCTTTTGGGTTTGTATTTTTTTTACTGCCTGGTGCCTTTGGGCTTTTTACTATACCACCTCTTGGTCCAACTTTCGCATATCGATCAATTTTAACGCATTTATGTTTTTGATAATCTTTTCTATATCCTTTTGGACACTTATATTTTTTAAATTCTTCTTCCGATAAAGCGTGTTTTTCGCAAGGCATATACCAAGTTTTACCTTCAAACTCGTGTTCGTGTGTACCTTTACAACCAATATCTTCAGCAATTTTTTCAGCCATATCTTTTGTTGAATAAGCTAATCTATCCATTATAATAGCAAAGTCATCATTTACAACTTGACTTTCTAATTCTATTTCTCCTAACTTTTTTAATTTGCTTTTTGCCCAATTTTTAGCAGATAAACCACCCCACAGTAAAAAAGATATTGTACCACAAGCAGTGCTGTCATCAGGTTTATAGTATGCTTCTGCCCTACTTAAATAACTATACAATCTTTTAATAGTTGTTACAGATAATTTTTCTTTTGCTACAAGTTGTCTTGCACGGTTTTTTCCAACCAATGTTGCACATTTATTATCTACTTTTTTGTTAAGTTCGATACCTCTTTTTGCATTATTAACAACTGATTGTGGGTAGTCGTTATAACTTTCAAGTGTTATTTTTTCACTAAATAATTTTCTAACTGCTTCTAGTATTTCTTCACTTTCTTGTTCTGCAAGATCTTTTATTGTTGGGTCTTTGGGTCTTTCCATTTTATCAGCAAAATAACCTTCTACTGAAAAACCTTTTACTTTACCTGTCTTTACATATTCATTCCAAACTTCATCATTATTTACTTTAATTGCACCCATCCAAGTACCAACAGGAACATCCATTCCATACTTTCTTGATTTATCGTGTACCTCATCTTCTACAAGCCAACTTTCTACTAATGTTAGTCCTTTAATGCTATGTTGGTGTTCAAGTGTAGATTTACTTTGATTACCTTTCATTAAAAAGCCTTCTGATGCTTTGCGAACTGTATCTTTTGAAAAATATATATAATATTCTTCATCTTTGCTTTTTCTGTAAATTGGTTTATTTGGTATTAGTAATGGACCTAATAATATTCTTTTTTCTTTATCCATTTCTGCAAGTGTGATCTCTTGCTGATTTTTTAAAGCGATAAAATCTTCTTCGATTGCTGGGTTTTCTACAACAGAGATTGCTTCAATACCTGCTAATTCATCAAGTTCGTCAATTACTAATTCTACTATTCTCATAATTATATAACATTTTTTTAAAAATTATTTGCTAACCTAAACTACTTTCTTGTATTATATTTCTTTCTAATCCTTGTGCTGTCGTTACATCACCTGCAACTACAAATGCTTTTACAGGTTTTTGTTGTTGTGCTGATATTGTTTGTGCTAATTGATTTTCGGGTGCTGCACCTACAATATTAAAACTTGGTGCAGAAGTTTGTATGCTTGGTGCATCTATACCAACAGAGCCACCACCACCACTTGCACCTGCACTAGCTGCTACTGATTTTGTTTTACCGATTGCTGATTTTACTGCTGCAATAATTCCTATTGCTTGTGCTGCATATGCAATTATTAATGGTATGTTTTGTGGAAAACCAACCTTTGCTGTTTCTGCTGCACCTGTTGCTACTGCACTACCTGCTTTTGCGCCCTCGACAGTTGCTTCAGTAGATGCTTGTTGTGCTTTTATTAATGTCTTTTTTACTTCCATTATATTTTCTTTAGCTGCTAGTATTGTTTTTGCAACTAAAAGGGCTTTACCTAGTCTACTTTCTTCCCCTGCTAATCTTATTGCTGTATTAAAAGTTTTTTCTCTAATTGCTATTTTCTGCTCTTCAATAGCTTTTATTTTATCAGCTCTACTTTGTTCATCTTCGATAATTGCTTGTGATATTTGCGCATTAAAAAATTTAATTGCTTCTGCTTTTTGTTCATCTGTTGCTTTTAAATCTTCTAATTCTTTTAAACCTCTTTCTTTTTGTCTTATTGCTCTTTGTTCTGCTGATAGATCTTCTGCATCTTCATTTAATTTTCTAAATTTGTCTCTAATATTTTTTATTGCTTCTTGTCTTTTTGACTCATCTGCTATTGCCTTTGCAATATTATCAGCAATTTCTTTATTGGCTTTATCTTGTGCTTTTTTATCATCTTCTTCGATTTTATTTAAAAAACCTGCTCGTCTATTTCTAAGTTGTCTAAGTTTCTGCTCTGTCTCTTTTATAGCATTATCGCCTTCTTCATCTACGCCTGTAAAAATAGCACCTGCTATACTTGCACCAGCACCACCTACTTTATCTGCTAAACCAAAATCTTTACCAAAAAATTCTCCTACTTTATCCAACCCTTCTGCAAGTTTTTCAATAGGTTTCAAAACAAAATTTAAAATACCTGTTAATATTTTTTTATTTCTTTCTGCTGTTTTTATTTGCTCATTTCTTATTGTTTTTTGTGCTGTGAGTTGTGCTTCTAGTGCAGCGATTGTTTCTTCTGTTTGTTTAATTTTTAAGTTTGTTATTTCTCTTTCTGTTTTACCTTGTCTTTTTAAAGTTTCTTCTGTCTCTGTTAATGTTTTAAATTGTTCTTCTGCAGCGGTTGCTGATTTTGTTGCTTCTTCTGCAGCTTTTTTCTGTTCTTCATTTACACCTGTTAATGACTCTTTTATTTTATCAAAGTTTGCTACCAAAGTACCAACCAAAACTACCAATGCGCCTATACCTGTAGAAATTAAAACCTTTTGAAAAAGCGATAAACTTGCTGTTGCTACTTTTATACCACGACCAAGTGATAAGAATAATTTACCAAACGATTGAAATTGTAATGACAAACCACCTGTAGCTTTACTAAGTCCTGTAGTTATGTCTCTGTTCTTTAATAAACTTTCATTAAATTGTGCTGCTTGTATTGTTCCTGCTTTTCTTGTTTTTGTATTTTGATTTAAAACATTCTTTAATTGTTTTTGTTTTACAATCAATTCTTTAAGTGCTGCTGCTTCAACTGTTTGTTGTGACTTTGCTGTATCAATACCAGCTTGTCTTGCTTGTCTTTGTGTAAAACTTAGATCTTTTAAACTTGCTTCTGCTTCTTTTATTTGGCGATTATTACGAGCCAAAAATTCTTCTTGCAATTGTATTGTCTCAGTTAAATCGTTAAATTCTTTTTGAGCTTTTTGCGTATTAACATCTACATTTATGAATTGTGTTGCCATTTAATTTCTTTTTTTAATAATTTGTAACCATCAACCAAATTCTCAGGTAACTTGTATTTGCCTTGTGCAATTCTAATATTCTCAGTTTCACCATTTGCAAACTCTAATAGATCTAAAATATTTACTATCATACTTTATTTAATAATTCTAAAGTGCTCTCGCCTGTTTGTAGATTTGTTGTAATTTTATTAATTATAAACTCCTCATTAGATATAACAATTGTATCAGACAATTTATAATTTAAAAGGAAACTTTGTGGCAATAATGCTTTAACTTTAACTAATCTTCTATTGTAACTAAATATATCACTTATATACTCTCTGTAAAATGATTTAAATAATGTATTATCATCTATTTGACCTGTAACAAAAGGATTTATTTCTCTACTAAAATTTAATGTTTGACTATCAACAGAGGTCGTATAAGTTATAGTTATATTGCCAGGGTCATCTACATTACTTGTTATTACAACACTATTTTTTATTACAGGGTTTATTGTTGTGTTAGCACCATTTGCAACTGTAACAGTTTGTGTTGCATTATTACCATCTAAATAACTAAATGTAATGCTATTTGGCTCACCTAAAACTGCTAAAAATACACTTGCTGTACCCTCTTGAAAATTTGTACCTCTATTTATTGTACTTATACTTGCTGGTGTTCCTATACCTCCACCATTAAACATTTGTATTGGCGTGCTACTTACACTTGTATTTTTCTTAATAAATAATAATGGTTTGCCAATAGTTGGACTTTGGTTGTCATCTACAAAGTATCCAAAACCAATATTAGTATCTGCACCTCCATTAACATTTTTCAGTCTTTCAAATAACATCTTTTCGTATGGTGTTTTAATTATATAATCTTGACCCCTGTTTAATCTTGGGTCACGACCACTATTACTTGCATCACTTGCTTTTACTGCCCCATATTCTCTTGAATTTAATTTATTATAATAAAATGCAGCAAATGTTTTTGGCTCTTCAAACGTAAATTCTATATCATTAAATGGTACACTAAAGTTACTCTCGCTTTCATCTATAATTACAAATTCTGTTATATCTCTACTTGTACCACTTGCATAAAAGTTATCTAATGTTTGTACTTTTATTTGACTGAATGTACTACTTGTAACATCATTATCTACAAATGCTGTTAAGTTAAATGTTTTAAAAAGACCTGTTAAAAAATTTAATATTTTCATATCAGGTACTTGATCAGCTACATAAATTGTATCTACAACAGAACTCGGACCAACACTACCTGCATTTATTGTTCGTGTATTTTCAAAAGGGTCTTCACCTAATCTAAGTAATGTTTTTTTAAATTGTAGAGCATAAGTTAAATTTAAACTTGTTTCTGTTGTTTCTATGACGAACTCTACATTATGACCATCAACTGTATTAAATACATCAGTTTCAAAATCAAATTCTAATATTGTGCTTGTTGTACCTGAAGTGTGCGCAAGTTCTGCAATAACTTCATTTGTACCAGCTTTTCTGAATCGTACTGTAAATTGTTTTGTATTTACTGATGGGGTTACCGTCCATTTTATATTATAGCTTTCTTTATCTGAGGTACCATTTAATATACCTGTTTGAAACCTAAATATACCACCATCAAATACAGGCATAAAACCTGTAAAACTATTTGGCTCTGCACCTGTCGTAACATTATCAAAAAAAGTTAATACATCTCCTGTAAAACTTTGTATCGTATCAACAACAATTAAATTTGTATTGGTTTCGTTACTTGGTGTAACTCCGATCTCGCCCTTATTTCTGTGCAACCACATATATATGTTGGCAAAAAATCCTGTTGTTTTAAAAAAGTCATCTGTAAAGTTTAACCCGATCTCATTATCTTGTTCTATAACTTTAATTATATCGATAATTCTTAATGCTGGTTTTAAATCTGTAAACTGAAAACCTTTTGTTGTTCCTAATCTTTGATTTACACCCTCACCACCACTATCAGCTTGGCTTCCACTTGCATATAAGTTTCTTGTTGTATCACTTCTTGCTTGACTAGTTAATACACCCCCTGCTGTACTATCATATATGAATCTTTGTGTGTGTGATATTAAAGGGTATATAATGTGAGGTACTGATACAGTTTGACCATTTAAAACAGATACAAAACTTTCTAAACCTTGTTTAACTCTTGTAACATTATAATCGTGATTAAATTGTGAAAAATCTAAGCTACTTAGTTTTCTGTCTTTTACACGATCTTTTAATTGTATAGTTTGACCATAAAATGTGATATTGTAACTATATGGTACATTGTTTTTTAATTTAACACCATTCATAACAATGTAACCTGCTCTAAATGGCTTATAGTTTAATTCAAGTATTGCATCTAATTTAGAGTTTGCATCAAATATTCCATTTGGAATTGCATCACTTATAAGATCTCTACGATAGTAATGTTTAAATAGTTTATTATTTACATCACTTGCTGGTAAATTAAATGTTTTACTAAAATCTGTGAATACCTTTTCAATGTCTCTAATATCTTGTATTGTTTGTGTTAGTGTTATTTGTTCGTCTTCGAATAAATCTAAATGCTGAAAATTAATATCAGTAATTAAATTAATTTCGTTCCATTTCCTAAATGTATTTTCCCACAATGTTTCTGTTAAGTTCCAAATATCTGGGTTTGGTTGTGGACTATCTAATAATATACTTGGTATTGCTAACCCTACTTGGTTCATTATCGTATAGTATTTAGTTTGTCAAAAGCAAATTTAAAGTTTATTGTATAGTTTGAAAGTTTATCGTTTAAACTTGTTTTAAATGTAACTTGTTTATTTTGTGGTATTACAGGTAATTGCTGATTATCTTTAAAAAGCCAACATCTTGGAGACATTAATAATTCTTCTATGACTTGATTGTAACTATCATTTACATATCCTGTGTTTAGTGTAATACTTTCTCTGCTTGTTACATTTCTTGTTTTATATTGATGATTATTAATTGAATATGTAGCACCTGTTGTTAATGTATTTGCTTTGTATTCTTCACGATTAACATCTATGCTTTCAATAGATTTTAAAAAGAAATTGACTCTTTGTAATGCGCCAAAACGATTAACAAATGTTATTGGCATATTCGTAAATTTTTTACAAGTTTGCTCATCAACTTTAATTGTTTCTGTACTACCACCTGTCACAACATCTACACTTGTCAAAGATGCTGTTGTGCTTGTTGCATATTCTATTGCTGTATTAGTTGTATCTATTCCTGTACCAACTGTTACACTTGATACTGTTGTACTACCATTTTTGAAATTTACTGTTGTTGCACCTGATAATGTATCTGCACCTGAGTTTACACTTAAGTTAGCAAGAACAGGTATTTTTAAGATCTCTTGACTTTCTCTAAATATAGTATCGTTTGACATTAATTTTGTAGTACTTCCTTTAAATGTATTTAGTGTTTGTGTTGTTGTACTATTGGTTTGTGTTTCTGTTGTAAAACCATCTTCGAAATATCCAACACCATCAAAAGCTAACATATTTGTTGTTATGGTTGGTAAATTACTTGTGCCATCATTTGGCGTTGCTATAGTTTTAACCCACAAATTAAGACCATTGTTACCAAAAGACCCACTAAAACTATATTCAATATAATCTTTAATCAATTCACCAATTTCAAAAATGACAAAGTTATTATTAGCAACTTCGTTTTTTCTTAATTGATATGTTGTTGTTGGACTTGTTTGGTATGTACCACTATATATTGCAATATTTAAGGTACAATTCGCTAATGTTGCATTTGCAACTTTAATATATACAGGTGTATTTATATTTATTTTAAAAATTGCCATTTATTTATTTTTATCAAATATTAATTGTATTTCAGCATCAAAGTCATCACCTATTGCTTTTGCAATTTCTAGTGGTAAATTAGTATAGTATTTAAAAAAAGGTTTTGTAAAAAATAATGTTGGCTTTATACCTTTGCCATATATAGATCTCGCTATTAGAAAAGTTAAAGATTTTTTAAAACCAACAGAATCTACACTTCTTTTTACGAATCTACCTTTTGTGTCTCTTATTCTTTTGTTAAACTTGCCACCTCTTCTAATTACCCATTGATCAAATGCTGATGGTGGCGGCATTTTATCTGTGTATTTAAATTCTGGAAAATTATTACCATAATATTTTTTACCTAAACTTTCACCTTTTTTTGTACCTTTTACACCAAGATCTTGGTATTGTCCGTACCTCTCCATAAAAAATGTAATTAAACTTCTTTTTTCTGTAATATTATCTTTAAAACCAATACTATTTAATAATTTACCACTCAGTGCATTTCTTTGTGCATTAAATTTAGCTTCATAAACAACCTTAGCTGCGAATGTTCTTAATACCTCTGTTAATTTATTTAAGACCATTAGCAAATATTTATATCATTATCAATTAAAATATCCATAGTAGCAACCCAACCAGCAACTTCGTTTTCAAATCTGTCGTAAAATGGCTCACAACTAACAACACCATCTAGTTGGTATTTATTTGTATATAATGTACCACTTCTAAGTAATTCAATAAGTTTATTTGCAACTGCAAGTTGTGTGTTTAATATATCGTGTTCATTATTGTTACCAAAAAATATATCTGTTGTTTCATCTTTACTCTGATCTACAATATCCATACATATAACACTTATGTTAAATCTTAAAATTTGCTCTTCCTGTGTTACTGTATTTATAATAATGTGACTTAATGGATATATTGTTTGTTTCGATAAATCTACTTTTGTAATATCTCCTGTTGTTACAGTATTAACATTTTCGTCATTTAACAAATTATCTCTTATTGTTGTTGTTATTAAATAAAAACCTCTTACGCCAATGTTACTCATTTTATTGTTTTATTAATTTGTTTTTGTTCTAGTTCGTTTTTTTCTTTTATAAATTCTAAAGCGTATAAACATTCGTGCATATTTAATTCAGTGATATCTTTGTACTTTGTAATATCTCCTTTAGCGAGTGCATAAATTGACTGATACCAGCCCCACCGAGTTCCGAAGTTTGCAACTGCTGAAAAGTTTCCATCTCCTGTGGACTCAAATAGTCCAGAATATTCTTGCTCAAGTCGTTCCCTAAATTGTAAAAAAAAACAATGCTGCTAAAAACTACATCTAATGGCATTTTTTTCATTTCTGTAAATTCACCACCTTCATATTTTTTTATTGTATATCTGTCATTGTATTTATGTACCAAAGGTCTATACAAAACACCCATTGCTCTATGTATATTTTGCCAATCTTTAAAATAAGTGTCAAGATCTACATATTCGCCAAAAGTCATTTCGTCTAATGATGGTATAAAACCATACTTAATGTTGTCTAATTCAAAGTGTCTAATTAATATTTTGGTTTCTTGCTCAAATATATTGGTTAAAGTTTTTGATATTTTATTTATATGTGACATTCTAAACTCTATAATGTTTTTATAAGGTATATCACAAAAAATCTCAATCATTTTTGAGCCAATAACAAACTGATCTTCTTCTTCTTCTTGCATTTTTAGAAACATCTGATATTGTTCTAAAGTAATATCATTTAAAGAATCAGGAACATTAATTTTTAACCTCATAACTATATAACAATTTAATTAATATATTTTAAAAAAAAAAGGTAGCCATTTCTGACTACCTATCAAACAACTAACATAAAAATAAAAACAATTATTTATAACCTATGAAAAAAACCCTATTGAGTTAGCTGCTCGTGTTTTTTATCAAAAGGTTTACTTGGATATTCTTTACTTAGAATAAATTTAAAGTATTCCTTTTTACTAACAAATTCTTTTTTTAATGGGTGCAAATATTTCATTTATCTTTATTTACAAGTATATTACCCTCTAGATCAAGTATTGTGTAATTATGTTTTAACAATAACTCAATAGAGTTCTGTATTGCTTTAGCTTTTTGCTGCATTCTGTATGTTTCAAATATTTCGTTACTTATTGGCATCTTTAATTATAACATTTTTATTAACAAATTTTTCATATTTTTTGATCATTTCTTGCTTTTCTTTGTTTGAATTTACAAATTTAGGTATTGATAACCAATACTTTGGCTCATTTTGTGCAAAAAATCTCTTTAATATCCAACCTAATACTCTCATTTTTTTGTAATCATAGGTTTTAATCTCATACCATCTTCTGCTATATTAATTTGTATATGTGTACCATTAAAGCAGCAAGGTATGTCATTATCTAAATCGTAACAAGTTTTATCATTTGGGTTCCAAACAAATATTCTTTCACTTGCCATTTCTAATAAATTTATAAGATCTTCGTTTGATAATCTATTATATATATTTAATAATTCTTTAGCGTCCATAATAAGGGTTGGTTTGCATTTTTGGTGTACCATCCCACAAATAAGCATTGCTGTATGAATTTATATTTATGCTTGGGTCTTTAGAATCTCTGTAATATTTAATTCTACATAAAAATTGTTTAGATAAATGCTGTGATGGTAAATAAGGTACAACAGCATCGTGATATGTATCACTTTTTTCATCTAACTTTCTATTTTCTAAATAAGCAAACATTGCACTTGATTTACCTATTTTCTTTGTTACAACATAATAATCTATGTTTGTTTGATCGTAACCCCAAGATCGGTAGAATATATCTCCAACCTTTATATGTTCGTTATTGTATGTATATCTACGCATAAGGTAATCTTGTATTAAGCATTGCTGTGATCTTATCTTCGTGTGAACCAATGTATTTACCACATATTGGTGTACATTCTGTTGTAACAATAATACCTTTTTTGTATTTCTTGTTTTTTAATATTGTATCTTTTTCTAATACAACATTTTTTCTACCTGTATAACCCAAAACTTCTCTGTCAGGTTTATCAGTTCTAATTCTACCAATAAGTTTACCTCTAAAATAGTAATCTATTGTGTAGCCAAGTATTTCAAATGTATTTCCCATTATATTACGGATATTAAATAAGATCTATCGCATTCTGTTAGATATTTACTATCAAATCTATTTTTATATTCTTCTTTTAAATCTTCTTCTGTAATATCTAAATAAGAATCTTTTAATAAACCAAATGTATATTTATCTACACTTAAATCGGTAACACATCTTGTATCAGGTACAGGGTGTTTGCTTTCAGTTATATATTCAACTGTTTTTGTTTTGGTAGGGTGTGAACCCCATTCGGTAACTCTTTTAATAATTTTTGTCATTTTTATGTTTATTTGTATCTAATATAACAATAATTTGTCAGAACTAAAAAAAACAGGGTTACTATTTTTCGCCCTGTTTGTTTGAATTATTTATTACTAAAAAACCCTGTTACAGTCCATTTACCAAGACCCAGCTTATATTCTTCGCTGCTTGGTTTGGGACCCCATACATTCTGTACTTGAAATTTAGGGTTATCTAGTAGGTTATCTAATTCGTCTTTAGTTATATTCTCATACATATTGCTAATATAACAAATTAGTATTAACTATCGTATTGCATATTTTCCAAAGTTTGGTTTCGATAATATTGAATAGGTTGCGTATCTGACTGCGTCTGTAATATGATTATGTTTATCCTCTGGTATGTTTGTTAATTTACCTGTACGATCTTCTTTCCATTTATAATTACGAAATTCTTGTATTGCATTTTTACTATCTTTATGTATATACAGCTTATACCTTTTTAAAAGATCTATACCTGCATTAACAGAATCTTTACCTTTTAAACTTGGACGAATATTCCAACCCATTCGTCTTAACTCATCAATAAGTCGTGGCTCAGCACTATCTAAATAAATCTGTTCTTTACTTATACCAACCTCTTTAAATTTATTATGTATATCTAATGTTGTCATCATTGTTCTATATAAATGCTCTTTTATATATAGATCATAACCATTTTTATATACACTAACAAGTGTAGAAGGGTCATTTGTATAACCTGCATCTGCACCATACGAAATAAAAGTAGCTTCTTCAGGCAATACAGTATATTCATAATAATTAAATATTACAGCTTTACTTGTACCTTTTTCTCCAAGACCATATATTTGCCAATACTGCTCATCTGTCAATCGTAACCTTTCAATCTCATCTACAAGTGTTTGTTCTAAAAATGGGTTGTCTAAATAGTTTGTTTTTAAAAAACTTGCATCGTCTCTTGGTATTATCTTGTCATATATCCAATGATACTCTTCGCTTGGGTTATAATCTAAAATAATTTTCTCGCTTGTTCTAAATAATAATTGTTGCCAATCTTCGTAATATAATTCGTTTGCTTCATTTATAAATAGCAAATCTCGTTTTCTTCCTCTAACCTTAACAGGCTGATCTAAACTTATAAATTCAATAAGATTACCAAACAAAGTATATTCAGAGCTTGATTTGTTGTGATAATCTTCATTATATATATTATATTTTCTTAATATACTTAAAAAATCTCTTAAAACAGTTGCCCTAAGAGCAGGAAAAGTTTTACGACATATAGTAATAATCTTTTTACTATTTCGTAGGCAATAATAAAAAATAATAAAAAGAAGAATATTGTAGGTTTTTCCACTTCTTGTGCCCCCTTGGTTAATTATAATTTTCTTGTCACTCTTTACAAGGTGTTTAAAGACAACATTACTCTGTATCTTTATTTGCATCTATTATTTCAATTTTTACATCTTTTGGTATGCCATCTGCACCTGTTATTTCTTGCCTTTCGACATATCCTCTTTTTTTACCTCTTGTTTTTAATAAGAATATTGTTGCTGCTGTAGAGCCATCTTGTATTTGTTTATGTAATTGACTCTCTGCAAAATCTAATGCAACATTTTCAATATCATCTACTTTCTTTGCAAATTCTTTATCCTCGTTATAGTAATTATAAAAGGTTGTTCGCCCAATACCAACTTGTTTACAAGCAGTTGTAACAACTCCCAAAGATTTCTCCAATGCTTCAATCAATCCTTTTTTTATGTGTTCACTTTTGTTCACTTCTTATAGTTTATATTTAATATTTTTGGTGCTGCATTATTCCAGCTTACTCTGTGGTGTAATCTTCTAAAATTTAAACCCATCATACTTACTTTTACACAACTTGGTGAATATATTACACTATAAAATGATTTCAGATAAGTGCCTTGATCTAAATAAATATCTGTCAGACCACCTTTATTTTGTTGTGTTGGTGTTTGTTCTAATCCTATTTCACATATTGTAAAAAAAAGATCTCCCACTTCCCCCTGCTTTACATATGTTGTAACATCTTCATTTACTCTGCCTAAAAATGTGAAAGGTCTTTCAGTACTACAAATAAAAAAATTCATTGCTTTTCTTGTAATACCATTTTTAAATACGTGGCAATTACTACCACCAATAAAATCACCCCCCTGTGCTATTGCTAATGTTTTTAAATTTGTGCTTCTAAAATATTTTAATAATATTTCTATTATATTACTAACATTTTTTATTAATGATTTTCTTGTAATATACTTACCTTTTTCATTTACCTTAAATCTAAAACCTGTATAATCGTCATCTAATACTAAAAAATATTTATAATTAAGATCTTTTGCTATTTTAAAAACTTCGTTTCTAGCATAAACAACTACCTTTTCGTTGTCGTAATTATCGCCAATGTCAAAGTATTTTACTTTTTTTTTGTCAAAGACAACAACTTCGTCTTGAAAATTTTCTTTATACTTATATAATTCTTTATCATCTGTGCTACAAACAATCTTTATATCTCCTGTATAGTTTTGTTTTTTAAGTGTGTAATATGTTTTTACATTGTCAGCACGACCATATGATAAAATAAAAGTGCAAAAATTATTCATTATTCATATATTCGTTATATATCTCCTCTTGTAGTTTTACATAACCATTTCTAAGTGCTTTGTCAAAATCAATAATTACAAGTGCGCTTTGCTCCATTAAATTTTGTACATTTTTTTCAGAGTGTGCATAATAATCTGCAACTTTACTATAATCAAATACCAAATGTCTTTGTGCAGCTTTTATTAAAAACTCTTTTTCTTCTTTTGGTAATTTACTTGATTTTATATTATTTAATAATTCGTTAGTTTTTTCTTGATTTATAAGATCTTTAATTTTTGGTTTTTCTTCGCTTGGTGTGTAAATTGGTGCATCAATTTTTTTTGTATATATACTTTCATCATCTTCTAATCTTTGTGGTACATTTATAGCCCAATCATCAAGCTCATCTATTTCCCAATCATTCGCCAATAAATCCCAATCCCAATCGCCATATGCGACATTGTCTTTTACAATAAACTCTTTTTCTTGTTTCTTTGTTAAATTCTCTGCTCTTATAATATATATATCTTTAAAACCTGCTTCAAGACAAGCTCTGTATCTCATATTACCACCAATAATTATATTTTGTTCGTTAATTACAATTGGTCGCAGTTTTAACATTTCTGGAAATTGCTTTACGCTTTTGACTAATTTTTTAAATTTACCATCAGTTATATTTCTTGGATTTTCTGCATTTAAAGATATAGCGTTAATTTTTACTTTTTCGATCATAAAGTATTTATTAATTTATTTTTTAATATTTCTTTAGCTTTTGTATAGCTATTATAAACTGAATAGTAACCCTTGTTTTTTATTTTTGAATATTCAGTTACACTTAAATTGTTGGTGTCTATTTCTTCAAAAACTTTAAAATGCTGTTGATGAAAATATAGATTACTTTTTTTATTTTTTTCTTCATTAAGTATTTTTAAATACCTTTTGTAATATAAATCATAGTTAAAAATTTTTGGTGCCTGTAATTTTGTAACAGTTTTTGTTAAATATTTACCATCACGATTAACAATAATAATGTCTCCATTAATATCTATTTTTAAATATAGCTTTTCAATTTTTTTATATTTTCTAACATAATCGGTATAAATACCTTTTAACATTTTATATATATACCAATAGTTTGGTTTTCCATTATATAATATATCTTGACCCTTATAAATTTTTTGATACAATCTTAAATACATTTCACTAACAACATCTTTTGCAGTATTTTTACTTGCGCCAAAACTTCTAGTTATACCAAGCCATTTTTTATGATTTAAAAAAACTTCTTTTATCATAATGTACCCCTTAATGTATAACTATCAATGTCAGCGTCATCTACGAAAAATTGTTTATATCTTGCTATTGCTTCGTAGGTTTTTTGTTTACCACTATTATAAAAATCTTCACTACAATCCATAATACCTATATCTAAACTGCCTTTGTCTATAACTAAAAATACAAAATTTTTATAATTAATATTAAATATTGAGCAGTATATAAATACTTGCACATCATAATGTAATTTATATGGACTACCAACAGAGTATTTTCTCTCTGGTTGCCATAAACTTATGTCTGCTGTGGTTTTTAAATCTACTATTCTATCGTTACATAATACATCTGCTTTACCTCTAAAAGGTATGTCATTAATTTTACCAATTTGTGGAACTTCATATTCACAATTAGTTAGTAATTTCATTGCTTGTTCGTTTCTGTATATAGCATCTTGCAGCCTTTCTGTTTCTGACCTCTCTTTTGCTGTAAATATATTTTTATTATCTTTTTCAGCATCTTTAAATTTTTTTGTATTTCTACTTTGTACATCTATAAATACTTGCTTGGAAAATTTATGTGGCTCTAATACAGCACAATGTAACAACCAACCTGTTTTTAAAGCAGTTGTCATTGGCTGTGCATATTCTGTAAGGTATTTATATTTTTTTGGACTTTTTAATAAATGTTTTATTGATGAACTACTTAATGCTGCTTTACCTAAATAATCGTAGTAAAAATCATCATCTGTCATCTTTTTTAGTAAATCGCTTACTTCCCAAGTCTGCGAATCTAATAGTGTCATTTGCTTCATTCAGTTTATTTTTTAATGCCTGTATCTCTTTTTTATACTGCAAATCTAATTTTTGGTATTTTTCTTGCAATAAATTGTGATCTATTTTTAGCATATGTGTGTACATATACATTTGATTTATACATTTAATTTTATCTTGTATATTAGATTTTTGTTCGTCTAATAATCTTTGCTCGTATTCTTTAATTAATATTTGTCCTATAAAGTTAAAAGCTGCTTCGAAGATTAAAAATTGTTGCATATTATGTTTATTTACTACAAATATAAAAAATTAATTTATATTGGTAATTATAGCATCTCTTTCATTAATTAAATAGCAAGTTTTTAAAACTTTTTTGCTTTTCCATAATGTAGTTTCAGGACACCATAGTTTTGTAGTTTCTTTTAACTCTAATTTGTTTAACCAAAATAAATAATTAGCTTTTGGATCATTAACAAAATATAATTTTACAATATCTTCATCCATCTCCATTAACTTATCATACTTATATTTCTCTAAAAGTTTTTTTTCGTAGTAATCATTTCTGAATTTCATTTCAATAACACACTCAAAACCTTTTGGTGTCAAACCTCTTGCATCAAAATGTTCATATTGATTTTTACTCCATTGTAAATCCCAACCAAGTATGTTAAGTATTGCAACAACTGCTTTTTCCCATTTTTGTATGTTATTTATTTCAGACACTCACTCACCTCTTTTATCCATTGATTAATCATTTTGGCATTACAGCTACAAAAGCTGGGCTCGTGATATTTATGTTTCATATATTTTGAATGCAGCGCACACATAACCTGAAAATCTTCATAGACCATTTCACTTTTAAGTGTTGATCTAATTTTTTTCCATACTTTACGATCTACAATTTTATCTTGTTCCATTTTTTTCGTCTTTCATCACACCCGCAATTAGGATATATTTTTTTCCATATATACCTAATGCCTGTATATTTAGTAATGTAATAAACTAAGTCACCTAATTTCATTTTTTAATATATCTTTTACTTTGTTATAAGTTCTGTACAAACTATAATAACTGATTTTACTTTTCCTGCTCAACTCTTTGATACTCATACCGCCTTCAATAATTCTATATACTTTTGCATCATACCAAAACATATCATCTAATTTTTTATTTATTCTCTTATATGTTTTTTCTATGTCTTGATCTAAATTATTGCTTTTTTTAAGCTTATATAAATACTCATCTATATTAATAACATTTATTTTTGCCTTTTTTAGTTGTAAATTAATTGTCATATGTCTTAAACATTGATATATGTACAAATAATTTATATCTCCTTTATAACTAATGTCTTTGCCTTGATCAATATACTTTATAACTCGAATGTACATTTCTTGTACAAGATCTTCTGCATAATCTTTAAGTCCAAAAGATTTTACAATATTAATCCAATCGTTATGTTTGTTTGTTAACTTTTTTTTTAGATCAGAAGGGTGCATTAATTTGTTCAACTAATGCTAAATTTAGTGTTTTTTTACCATTAATCTCAAACCCAACATTATTTTTGATGCTTTTCATCATTATTGGTTTGTCAATTGGTGTTGGTCTTCCCCCTGTATCATTGTCTTTTACCTTTCTAATATGTATGTAGTTATTCATCCAGTCAGTTCTGTGCTGTGTGTATCTATGTATAACAAGAAAGTCATCTGCTCTATTTACAAACTTGCCCCCACCCTCTACATCACTTGCAAGTGGTGGTATAGGATGACCTGCATATTCGTGTTGTAATGGGTGTTTAATTCTAAGTGCGTTGGTTGCTGCGTGTGTGGTTAACCATATACTTATATTGTTTCTTTTACAAAATAATCTCATTTCACTTGTTGCTTCATAATCGTATTCGTGTCCATTTAAACCTTGCAATATATCCCGATCTTTTACCAAACTATTATAAGGGTCTATTAAAAACCCATCAAAAGACCAAGCATTTTTTACTGCTTCTGCAAATTTAATTAGCTGTTTATATGTATATAATTCTGAAGTATCTACAAATTTAAAATGGTCAAATATAAATTGACAATGCTTATCAAATCTGTCTGTTGGTACTTTATTAATTGGTTGCGAATCTAAAAACTCAACAAGTTTTTTTATAATTGTATGTGGGTCATTCTCACTACTAAAGACAAGCCATTTTAATTTATGCTTTAAAGAATAAAGTAACATTAAAAAAAGTGTTACAGTTGTTTTGCCTGTATTGGCGTGTCCTAATATTAAATTAAAATTACCTTTTTTAAATCTGAAATATTCATCTATTTCTGGAAGATCTAATTTATAACCCTCATTTAACTTACCTTTTCTTATCTTAATTAGTTTATCAATCTCGTCATCATAGTTTATGAGCATTTAGTAAATATAATCAAAAAGGTAAATCATCTCTGTCAGGGCTGTGATCTTGTGAAGTAACCTCTGGTTTTATTTGATCTTTTTCTTTAAAATATAATGTACCTTTTTTACTAAGTAGCATTTCTATTTCGTGGTAACCTTTTTCGTTCATCTGTTTTTTCCAATTCTCAATATTTTTTTCAAGTGTTGGTATGTGAAACGACATTCTTGTTAACCACTCTTTATATTGTTTGGCATAAATGCCTTGTACGAAGTTTATATTCTTATCCATTGTATACATAATTTTCAAATTTTCTTGCAAGATTAAATATATCATCTTCCGACCAATCACTTGTATTAGCTAATAAATCGGTTGCCCTATTTAAACTGCTTTGTCTTATAATGTACTTTTGCACATCATCTTTTGGATTGCTATAATTATGAGTTGCTTTTGCAGGTAATAATTTAGCTTTATTTTTTACTTGATCTAAGTTATATGTCACTTCATCTCCAACATTATACGACATTTCTTTTGTTGTAAAAACATTTGGATTGTGACCATTGGCGAATTGCACCACATATTTATTCATTAGTGCGCCATCTTTTGTATTAAAACTTTCTTTTTTAATTATTGATTTTATCGTGCTAGTATATTCCATTTTACTAATATATTATTTTTTTGAATTAAAATATTGTTCACTATTTCTGTTATGTGCTATCTCATCTTTTGCTGATAGTAACCTAACCTTTATTTCTTCGTCTCTTAATTTGTGTTTAAGTCGTTTATTCTCAAGTTCAAGTTTCATATTTTCCTTAAGAAGTTTTGTTTTATCTTTTTCTAATTGTTCTAATCTTGCTAATAAAAAATCCATTTTATCTATTTAAGTGTATTTCTAATGTTTGATCTTCTAGATCTTCAATATAGTCATCGTGGAGTAAATCTGTAATATCTATATTGTCTTTATATACTTTGTTTATGGTCGTATGCTCGTATGTACCTGTACCATTAAAGTAGTCCAATTCTGCTTCTATGAATGTATATTCTATTGTAATATGGCTGTTAAAAAATTTTAAATCAGCAATATGTTTTGTGGTATTTGATTTAATCATTTATGTTTATTTGATACAAATATAACAAATTATTGTGATATAAAAAAATAGGGGCTAACAAAAGCTAACCCCTAAATAAATAAACATAAAATCTCTATGAAGTTATAGAGATGCGTTCAAACTCTTATAATGATCAATCATTTTTAAGAGATCAAAATTATTAAATTTTTTTGTATTTCGTGCCAATAAAAAAAGATTTTCTGCTTTATTTGGACTTATTGCATTTAATTTTAAACCAAATTTGTATTGTTCACCTGATCTGAACATATTACAACCCACACATTGTACTTGACAATTATCTTCATTCCATCTTGTTATATAATGCTTTCTACTTTGAAAATGACCACATTGCATTTTTCTCCAATGATCTTTTTTACCACAAGTAAAGCATTCTACATAACCTTTATCATCTGCATTTCTTCGTCTTATATATTCAGAAAAAACTTTATCTAAAGATTTTATAATTTGTTTTCTGGATTTCAAAAATTTTTGTTATTTTTTACATTATACAAGTATTATATAATACTTATATTATAAATATACTTATATATAAATATACTATCTGCCTTGGCCTATATATCTTTTTTTATAGTTTTTACTATTTTTAACTTTGCTTGATTTTGTTTTAGAGTGTATGCCTTTTCTTTTTCGGCTTTTACTTTTATATACTTGAACTTTTAATTTACGAGCCATCTTTTGTTATATAGTATAAAAAAATACCACTTAAATATGATAATAAAAAAAATAAAACAATATAATATATATTAATATGTGACTCACCACATATACCTAATAAGTGTTCTAATACTTCCATAATTATTTCTTAAAAATACTTGTTGCTTTTTCTGTAGTTCGTCCACCAAAATATGCTAAAACAACTGCCATCATTACTTTTTCAAAAGTATCATTCCATACTTCGTTTATATGAAATGGTATGTTGTCAACACTATCTAATATGCCAGCAAAAGAAAATATTACAATACACCAAACAAGTACAATAGGTCTAACATTCTTACTTAACCAAGAATCACTGTTTGCATCGGCTTGCCATCTATTAGTTATTGCTTCGATCTCTTTATTTTGTTGCTCGTAAATAAGCTGTTGTAAACGAATTTTATCTTCATTTGATATTTTAGATCTCCCTATTTCTTTAATGGCTTCTTTTGGGCTTGTAACGCCCTGTAACACGCTACCAAGTGTAGGGTTTACTAATCCTGCTGCACCAAGCAACATTTTACCAATTGTTGTATCTTTAAATTTTTTCTTATCAGGCATTTGTAATATCTATATATTTTGTTTTGCCATCATCTCTAACAGCTTTTAATATTCTATTTCTATTTTTATCATCTGATACATAACTAATATGTACCCAATCAGGGTTATCTTCGTTACCAAACTCCCAAATCATCTGATCAAAGTTTAAGTTATCTTTAATATAGTAAAACATTTCAGCATTTGTTTTGTGTCCGTAAATATCATCTAAGTCCATTGCTTTGCCTTGACAATGTTGTGATCTTGAACTACCACCAATTGCTTCGTTTAGTGCTGTGCTTCTATAAAATGAATTAATTTTTATAGGTCCACCTACCCATTTTCTTAATGGCTCGAATATTTGTTCAGCAATTAATTTCATATTACTTAAAGCATCACCGTTGGGTGTGTTATCAATGCCTAACCTTAATGCTGTAACACTTTTGGTTGCTTCTTTTTCAGATATGTGCTGACTAATCATAATTTATTAATTTGTAGCTACCCTTGTGTATTTTGTTTTTTCTATAACACCCTGTATTTCTTCAACAGGTACTTTAATAGATAGTGAAATACCTGCATCCCATCTGCCAACTAAATTTCTACCTCTATATAAAAATATAACAGGCACAGATTTAATTTGTGATTTTATAGATGCTTTTTGTTCTTCTAATAAAGCTCTAACAATTTTAGCACCCTGTATTTTATTAAGGTCTTTATAATCGTTTCTGTAATTCCAAGAACTGTTTATATGTAAAACTGTGTACTCTTGTGAACTACTTATTGCATATACAAATAATGCAATGAGGACAAATATCTTTTTCATTTTTGTATAATTTCATATAATTTCTCATCTATTTTATCTAGTTTTTCAGAGTTCTCTTGTACTTGCTCTGCTGTATTTTCAATAGTTTCCCTTATCAATTGATCTTTTAAATCATATTCTGTTCTTGTTAGCTCTGGTTTAGGTAATTCTTTTGCTAACTCTATTTCTGCTGTTAATGTAAAATAAAGTCCAGCAAGAGATATTGCACCTGCTAAAATTAATCCTATTGTTTTTAAATCAAGTTTTACTTGTGTATCTTCATTCAGTACTTTGCTCATTGTTTTCTATTTCTTGAATCGAGCCATCTTCTAAATTAATATTGACCTTGCCATATTTACCTTGTAACTTTTGCATATTTTTATTAAAGTCATTTTGAGTTTCTAAATTGTCTTTTACTAAGTTATTTATCTCAGAAAGTAAAAGTTCTCTTTGCTCATACTTTTGACCTATTGCAATATAGTTTTTAGTTTTACTATCAAATAATTCTTTGATATACTCTAATTCTGATTGTTCTAATTTTTTACTCATAATTTTATATTTTATTCAAATATAGTAAATTACCAACTAGGTCGTAATACAACATCAGTTGGATTTTCTAATTTATCAATTTGACCTGCAAGATTGCTTTTCATAGAATCTACATCTAATCCAGCTTCAAGCCATTTTGTTACATCAGACTTTTTTAATTTATCATATTCAATAAAATTATCTTTGTCATATACAACACCATAAGTACCTATCATACTAACAGATATATCTCCTTTGTCAGCATAATAACCCCAATGAACATTGTATATTACATTATCGTGATCTTCCTCTTTTAATTTTGCATCAAGAGCATTTATCACCCATTTGTAACTTATTTTTGTTTTTGCCATAATTATTTACTTTTTAAAATTTCTATCTCTTTTTTAAGCTCTTGTATTGATTGCACTAAATAAGGAATAATACCCTCATAATTTAGCGACAAGTCGCCATCTACATTTTTATTTACTAAATTAGGTAAAACCTTTTGCACTTCTTGCGCTATAAATCCTGCATCTTCTTTTTTACCTATTTTGTGAGCATCTGATTTGTCGTTCCAGTCAAACTCAACAGGATTTAATTTTTCTATTTTGTCAATACCATTAGATATTGTTTTAATATTTTCTTTATATTTTTTGTCTGATGGGCTTCCGTTTTGTGTTAAACCTCCTGCAATTATTAAAGCACCATTACTAATACCAAACTCGTGTCTTGTATGTATTCCACCTGAGCCATCATAGTCTCTGAAAAATAATTCATCATTCGCTTCTCCTTGAAAATCAAAGAAAGTGTTTGCATTGTTAGTGTGTATTCGCATACCTCTATTCGAGCTACTTGCAGTTATTACATTACCAAAATATAAGTTTGAACTACCTCCACTACCTATTGCTACATCCCCACTTCCATTAATTAACATTCTTTGGTTTGAAGGTGGGTTACCACAGTCGCTATTTGTAAAAAACTTAATTGTAGCAGCTGATGCTATTTGTAAATCATTTGTAGTAGTACCCTCAAGATTAAATATAGCTTGTTTGTTTCCGTTTTGATCTTGTAATTGTAAACCATTATCTTGACTTGCACTAGCTCTTTTTATTTGTAATTGAGTAGCATCTCCGTTACTTGAGAGCAATACATTTCCTGAACTATCAATAGTAAACGGAACAGTACTTCCTTGCCTTATTCTAATTGCTTTTGAGGTTCCTAAATCTATACTTGCTAAATTACTTGAATGCCCTAAAACTATGCTTCCGTTATCATTAGCAAAACTAACAATGTCTGAAACTGCGCCAGAATCAAAAAATCCTCTTACTGCCGTTATATTTCCTGCAAAAGTTGCGTCAGTACCGCTTAAAGTTAAATTGACCCCTGAGTTTGTTTCAAGTTTTAAAGCACCTCTTTTATTACCTAAGTGAGATACACCAAAAGTATTATTTATAAAAAATTGTTCTGCATCTGGATTAGTAGCTGTATTATATATACTAAAGGCAGTCGTGCCATTTTCGCCAGATTGTATTCTAATTTCTGGGTATTCACCGCTACCTGGATGTAGTAGATTTATCACACCGCCATTAGTTGATGCAGTGCCTACATATACATTACCAGCAAAAGTTGAATTCTGTGAAGCATCTATGGTTAAAGCATTTGTGCCACCAGTTGAAAACCCTAAAGAATTTGTAGTTGCTCGATACATACCAGAATCAGAATCCGAGTCAAATGAATATGATGGCGTTGAAGCAGAGCCATTAGCAAACCTACCTTGAACGCTTGCTTTTATAGAGCCAACAACATCTAATTCATAACTAGGCAATGTTGTCGCAATTCCCAATCTTATATTTGTTAAATCAAAAACAAATGGTGCTGAACTTGAAGCTGTATTAGTTCCAGAAAGTATTCTTAGATAATCGTTTGTTGAATGAAAAGCGTCAATGTGTGCCGCTAAAGTACCACTAGTACCTTTATGTAAAACTATTTGCCCGCCTTCATTTGCATTTGTAGCCCCGATAGCCAATTTTGCTTCAGTTCCTAAACTTGTAGTTCCAATGCCTACACTTCCTGAACTGTCTATTCGCATTCTTTCATTTGAATTAGTCATTATTCTATAAGGATGATTAGATAAAGTACCTGTACTCATCCCATTAGTAGCATCAGGGTAAATAAAACCATCTATTGAATTATCTGCACTTCTTAAGTGTATTGCACCAGCTTTTGAATTAACTTTGCCTTTAATGTGTAGTGTAGTAGCATTTGATGAAAACGAGCTGGGGTTTGTTTCGTTAAGTCCTAAATTACCTGAACTATCAATTCGCATTCTTTCATTTGCACTCGTATATAACCTTATTTCACTAATACTACCGCTTCCTGCTCTTAATTGTAATAAACCACCATTTCCATTTTCATTACCTGCTATATGTACTGATGCACCTCTACTATCGATACCTAATCCACCACCACCAACAACTATTTGTGCATCATCTGACCCGTCAGAAGTATTTGATGAAATCAAAGTAGTTCCACTAAGTTTAATATCCCCAGAACTATCTATACGCATTCTTTCTGTTGAAGCTGTACCGAAAGCTAATGTATTACTTGCAGGTCTAAAAATAGTATTACCTGTTGGTGTAGAAACATTACCTGTAAATTTTATACTATCTGATGCTATAATTTGACCTACAAAAGTTGCTGAAGTTGAGCTGTAGGTTGCAACATCTGAGTTGTTTATTCTAAGTTTGATTTCTTGACCTGATGCTGCATTTAAAAATGTACCCCCAATATGATTTTGTAGTAAAGCATAACTGCCTGTTCCGTTTTGGTCGATATGTGAAAAACCTGCGTGGTCGGAATGTCCAATATTACCAATATGAGCTTTACCAAATTCAAAACTTGTGTCATTATCTACTGATGCACTTATTGAGCCACCTAAAAATAAATCTTTGAATCTGATATTAGACACTCCTAAATCGACAGCATTGTCATTATTAGCTGTTGCAGTAGTCGGGCTTATTGCAGAAGCAGCATCATTTATTCTAAGTCCAATAGACCCTTGTGTTATTGCAATATCACCACCTATATCTTTTTTTATTATACCTGTTCCTATTGTTACATTACCTAAAGCAACAGTTAAATTAGCACCAAAAAAAGCATTCTGCGAAGAATCTAATGTCAAAGCCGCAGTTCCACCATTAGTTTGAAGTATTAAACTACCACTTGACCCTCTTAAAAAAGTATTTGTGTCATCAGCACCTAATAATAGATTAACATTATTAGTTGTATCTAATAGTTTTAATAAAGGTGTTGCAGCTTTGCTTATGGTAACATCACCTGAAAAAGTTGCACTTCCACCATTTGTAGTGTCAAGTGTTATGTTGTTTGTAGCATTACTAATACTTCCGATTATAAGTGTATTGTTTCCACTATTACCTGCTTCTATTTTCCAATTACCATTTGTTTGACCAAACTCTAATTTAGTTGCACCTGATGATGCAAATAAATTTAGATTACTACCTGTTACTTTAGCACCTGTACTCGTAGTTTCTAATTTTTTACTATTGTTGTGATATAATTCTACTGCACCATTACCAATAATAGTTATACCTGCTTCTCCGTTTTGTGGAAATAAAAATATGTCATCTTGAGCTTGTATTATTATATCATCACCAGTACATCTTAAATACAAATCTCCAGTTTGATTATCCAAAAAAC